GGCATATATCAAAGCTGGCTTTTCCCCAAACAGTGCAAGTTCGTCAGCCACAAAATTGCATAAAAGAGCAAGTATTCAGTCATATTTGCATGAAATTGCACAAGAAACTACAGACCTTGCTAAAGAACTCACAATTAATACACGACTTGATAACCTTCAAATACTCTCGAAAATATCAAGCCATAACTCCGAAAAGGCTAACGACCGAATATCTGCAATTAAAGAGATCAACCAAATGCAGAACTTCAATACTCAGGAAGATCCCGGAAGCAAAACCTTCATTGATTATGTAAAAGAATTAAACAGGGGGAAAGAATGAGCTTCGACCCTGACATAATGGAATTAATGAAAATATGGCAGACAGACCTTTCCCGCTTTGTTGTTGATGTATTTAATGTTAAGCCTACGGACCAGCAAAAATTAATACTTGATGCTCTGTCCAAGCCCTCCGCTAAAGTTTCAGTAAAGAGTGGACATGGTACAGGAAAAACAGCAGTAGCGGCATGGTTCAGTATCTGGCACTGTTTATTTTTTGAAGATAGTAAAACGATTCTAACTGCCCCAAGCTCGGCACAATTAAAAGACGTGTTATGTGCGGAAATAGCTAAATTCTATAGCCAAATAACTATTCGTGATATTAAAGATTCCCTTGAAGTTAATTCAATGGGCGCACACATGAAACATGCCCCGAAACAACAGTTTATTTCAGCCAGAACAGCCCGGAAAGAAGATCCCTCAGCTTTGCAGGGCATACACGCTAAACATGTTGCTTATGTTTGTGACGAAGCATTTGGAATCCACTCAAATATTTACACGGTGGCTAAAGGAGCATTAACTTCACCTAATTCAAGATGTCTGCTTATTGGAAATCCGACATGTCTCCAAGGATATGCCTTTGAAACTTTTCATAAAAACAAACATCACTGGCGGAACTTTACTCTTTCGTGTCTTGATTCGCCTTTAGTTGCTCAAAACTATATTGATGAAATGTTTGAAACCTACGGCCAGGATTCAGATATATACAAAGTTCGTGTGTTAGGTGAATTTCCTTCCGCTTCAATTACTCAATTTATACCGCGGGATATTGTAGAAGAAGCCTACGGCAGACATATAAGGGATGAAGATTTTGACTTTGCGCCTGTTGCTCTTGGTGTAGATATTGCATGGGTTACAGGTTCGGATAAGTCTGTAATCTCACTTAGGCAGGGGCGCATGTCTAAAATATTATGGGAAGGGCTGAATAAAGATACCCAAACCGTAGCCGGAATGGTTGCCGAATACGCCGATAAATACGAAGTAGATGCAATTTTTTGTGATGCCGGAGCAGGTGGTGGGGTGATTGATACACTTAGACAATGGAAATACAAAGTTATACACGTTTACTTTGCGGCTGCTGCTTCTAATCCAATGTATGCCAACCTGAGAGCGAATATGTGGGGAGATATGAAAGACTGGCTGAAAACAGGCGGTTGCATTTCACGTCACGAAGAATTGAAAGCTGATCTTATCGGCCCTGAATACTTCCACAATTTAAAAGGTGAAATACTGCTCGAAAAAAAGGAAAACATGCGGAAACGGGGAATATCAAGCCCCGACTTTGCTGATGCTCTAGCCTTAACGTTTGCTTATCCAGTAGTTAAGAAATCCGACCGCAACAATTACAGACAGCGTAAGCTCAAATCCAAACAGCCCGCTTCACCTAGCGCCCAAAGCTTTTCCTACCGAGCCCCAAAACAATTAAGGAGAATTTAAATGTGTACGACGCCCAGTATGCCCGCTATGCAAGCAATAGCCCCAGCCCCGAAAGAGCCAAATTATGCCAGCTATTCCAAGAAAGCCACCGATACAGCCAAATACTACGGACAGGCTGCCAAAGGAACTAACTCTACAAACGTAACAGGCGGAAAAGTCGGGCTGAATACTGGAAAAGTTCAACAAATAGGATCCACAAGATACAATCCTTTTGCGCTGGGAGGCGGAGGAATTCAAAATCAAATGCTACTAGGGATGGGCTAATGCTATCAACCAACCTAAAAATTAAGGATTTGCAACAGAGGGGACAGCAGTTAAAGGATGCGTTCAGCCCGTACCGAAATCACTATCAGGAGATTTCAGAGGTTTGTGAGACCCGAAAGAGTCGCTTTCTAATTGACTATGACACACCTGGCCAGCTCAACATAGGCTTGAGAAGCGATCAAAAGATTATGAACTCAAGCACGCTTTACGGTGTAGATGTAGCCAGAGCAGGTTTTACCCACGGTTTAACACCAAGTTCCAGAGATTTCATAGGCTTGACGGTCTCTGATAAGGATTTAAGTGCATGGGGAGCAGCACGGGAATATCTCGACTACCTCCGGGATTGGGTAATGAAAACATACGCCATGTGCAATTACTACAAGAACAAATCCAAGTTTTGGGGATCAGGCATAGTTTATGGGATAGCCAACCAATTTCAAACTTATAATCAGTCAACGAATGCCAGTTTTGACTGCTTCGAAATTGGTGAGTACCAGTTCGCACGGGGCAAAGACGGAGATATAGACACCTGTTATCGTCAATTTTCCATGACTTGCGGCAATATGGTTAAGAAATTTGAATTTGAGAACTGTTCTGAAGCAGTCCAGACGGCATTTACAAACAAAGAAGTAGACAAGCGTTTTCTAGTTCATCATATTGTGCAGCCTAATGACTATTTCAACCCGTTCAGTGACGAAAAGGACGGGATGAAATTTGAATCTATCTACTACGAGGACAAGCAGACACAGCTGGAAGATAACTTTTTACTGATTGAAGGATTCAGAACCAAACCGTTCAGTCCTTTTTGCTGGGATGCAGACGGAAACCAACCCTACGGAAACAGTCGGGGAGCTGTTGGGCTCGGTGATGCTAACGTTTTACAAGCGGTTGAAGTATTGAACTGGGATGGAATGGTACTGGCACAGAAGCCAGCGATGCAGTACCCGTCAACATCAGAAGTAGAACTACTGGACTTCACCTCCCAAGCTATGAATCCTTATAATCCCGGCACCGGTAAGCATAGAATTGAACCGCTCGTAAACTTCACGACAGATCATCAGGGGATTTTAATCGAAATTGGTCGTATTGAAGCACGCTTTGCCAAGATCATGTATAACAATCTGTTTCTTAGTTTGATGAACAGCGGACAGAAAGACCCACAAAAAACAGCTTACGAAATAGCTGAGAAGCAGAGAGAAACACTCTTGATGCTTTCTTCCGCTACTGAGGCTGGAATAGCCAGTATCAAGGCAGATGTATCACGGACCCTTGAAATTGGATTCGCTCATAATTTACTTGCTCCTCCACCCCCCGAACTGGAAGGTCAGGAACTTGAAATTACTTGTGTCGGTACTTTGGCACTAGCACAAAAGGCTGTTGATATTCAGGCTCTTCAAAGACTTTCGGTATATGTGGGAAGTATGGCACAGTTCTATCCGAACATCACTCAGAAACTGGAAGCTGAATATTGTGTCGAGAAGTTTACTGAAGCTGAAGGACTGCCGACTAAAGTGCTGAAGAGCGAGGCTCAATATAAAGCTCTTGTTGAGTACAACCAGCAAGCCGAAGCAAACCAACAAAAAAACGCTCAAGAGGCTCAGATGGTGGATTCAGCCAAGACTATGGCAGATACCAAACTAGCGAGTGGGAAAAGCGCACTCGATGAACTCATAATCCAAACGGGGAATCAGCAGGATGACTAACGCCGAGCAGCAGAAAAAACTAAAACTTAACACCATTAAAAACGAAGTGGGAAGGCTTCTGGATATACCTGAGTTTCAGCGTTTCATGGGGTTCGTTTTTAAAAAAGGATATTTGCTACAGAATACGGGAGATGACAACCCAACCGTGGCTAAAGAAAGACAGACAATTCAGATATTTGCACAGCAGATTTACGACGTATTGAAATCAGCAGACCAAAACAAAGCACTACAAACACTAAATAAAGGATATTGAAAATGAAACATGAAAAATTTTACTTTTGGCTGGCATGGAAAGTACCGCGTAAACTTGTTTATCTTTGCGCAGTACGCCTTATGGCTCATGCTACACCGGGAAAATATGGACATACAATCGTTCCTGAACTTACAACAATGGACACACTTAAAAGATATGAAAATTTCATCAAATAAGGAGAAATAATCATGGCAGCACCAGCAGAACCACCCGTAGTCGACACTCCACCAGCAGAACCTAACCTGTTTGTTCCACCAGCAGGAACAGAACCACCAGCGGAGCCACCAGCACCAACAGAACCACCTAAAGCTGGTGATGACCTGTTTAAGCCTCCGGTTGAAGGTGAGAAACCAACAGAGCCACCAGTCGAGCCCCCGGCAGGAGAAGACCCCCCAATAGAATACACGGACTTCGAGTTTCCAGAAGGTATGGACGCACCAGCCGAGGAAGTAATGGGGAACTTTAAAGAGTTTGCAAAATCCAGCAATCTATCACAGGAACAGGCTCAGTCTGCGATTGACTACCAAATACAGCTTTATGCACAAAATGAAGAAATTGCCCAAGCACAGCACGCCGAAGCCATGCAGACAGCTATAAAAGTTCTTGTAGCCGATAAAAAATACGGCGGAGCAAACATAGGGGAAACTTACGGAGATGCCAAGCTGTATATCGAAAACCACGCAAGCCCGGAACTTAAAGCCTTGGTTATGGAAAGCGGTGGCATACATCCGCAGTTGATTAGAGAATTTGCTAAAACATATCAAAAACTTCACAAGGAAGGGGGCGGAATCATTCGTGGCGAAGGGGGTGGAAATCAAAAGGAATGGGTACATCCTGCTTACCAAAAATATCCTGAATATGCAAAAAAAGACGGAAAAATATAAACGAAATCAAATAGGGAGAAAGAAAGATGAATGAAATAGATCACACAAATTTAAGTCTACAGGATTTAAAAACAGCGGGCATTTTAAAGGATCCCGCAATTGACATTATCAGTAAAAAACGTGCGATTCTGGATAATGTACGCTGGAAAGCCTGCAACAAAGGTGATGCCAATCTGACCGGACTTATCGCCGGGTACGCAGATGCGGCATTTAAAGGCTACTATGAAGGTACACCTAATACAGCTGGAAGGCGTGTGTATGTAACAGATACATGCGGACGCTTAAAATCACGTTCGGCACCGGATGCTGATATGATTGCGGATTATGGAGACAGTGCTATGGCTCTGTATGAAGAGGATCTTGCACACCAGAAAGGGCAGGCGGACAAATTCGCACATGCTTTCTGGTACGGTAATCTTGCGGAAAATCCACGTGGAATTATGGGACTTACACCACGCTTCAATGACCTATCTGCCGGGAACAAAGAAAACATTATTGACGCAGGAGGCATAGGCTCCGATAATGCTTCTATCTGGCTTATATGTAATGATGCATCAGTTCTGCATGGTATTTATCCAGAAGGCACACAGGCAGGGCTCAATGAAAAAGACCTCGGTGAATTTCAGGTTCCGGACAAGAACGGTGAACTTTATACCGTTAAAGGAAAAGAATATATCTGGAATTTCGGAATTACTCTGAAAGACTGGAGATATGTAGTTCGTATAGCCAATATCGACATGAAAAATCTTAATGGCAAAATGACAGGGGCATCAGCGAATCTTGTTGAGAAAATGGGAGACGCTTTAGAAAATCTGTACGATCTGGATAAAACTAATATTCAGTTTTATGCCAACAAGACAATCATCAAGGTGCTGCGTCAGCAATACCAGAATCAGGAACATATAAGAATGCCTTTAGAACAGGTCGGCGGACATCATGTTCGTGTATTTGACGGTATTACTATCTTTAGAGATGATACTTTGCTGAATACCGAAGCAAGGTGTGTATAATTAACTTTTAGGGGGCTTAAAAACAGCCCCTTGATAACAGAAAGGAAAAAACAAAATGAAATTTTCAGCAAGAGAAGTATACATAGACGGTCTTGGAACCCCTTTTACATCAGAAATACTGGATTTTGGAGCTGTTGGTGATGAGGTTCCGGTCCCTTATGTGGGTTCCGATATGAAATTAAATGTTATGGTATTGGAAAAGATTACCGGATGCAGTGTTCTTAAAGTGGAGTTACAAACTTCTAATACCCTGAACGTTGCAGGAACCGACTTAAACGCACCTGTAACTATTGCTACTGAAAGTGAACCTGTTGCAAATTTAGTACCGGGAAAACTTTTTAATTTTAAAGGGATGCCTAACGGTGTGTTGAGGTACACAACCCTCAAAGTTACACCTACGGGTACAGTTACCGCAGGATCTCTTTTCGGAGCTCTCGTAATGGCACAGGGCGTAAACGGTTACTAATTAATTTTATACAGCCTCTTCGGAGGCTCTCATTTGAAAGGACTGACTCATGGAAAATTTAAAACCCAAACAGGTATTAATAAAAAAATATAGATGCAGTACGAATTGTACATATTTAAACTGTTTTTTTAGATGTGGCGAAATTGTAGAGCTTTCTGATGATGGCACAGTGCCTCACCATTTCCGAGAATTTAAAAAAGACAGCGAAGACTATCAGGAAAAACAACTTGATGAAGAATATATCAAAGGCTCCGTTGGATTAAGCAGAAAAAATTTACAACCACGAAAATTCAAATGAGTACTCTTTCGCATGTACAAATTTGTAATCAGGCTCTATTAGTTGCCGGACTGGAGCCGATAGAAGATTTTGGAGAAGCGGACTCACTATCGCCTATACAGGAGGTAACACAGCTTTATTTTCCTACGCTACATGCTTTGTTAGCCGGTAGAAACTGGAAGTTTGCTAATAATGTTGTTGAACTGGCACTATTAAAAGAAGTCGAACCACCGGACGAATACAGATATATCTATAAGACCCCGCTCGATATGCTGAATATAAACTTTCTGGTTTACAATAAAAATATTGAAGCCAAGCCGCCGTATCAGGAAATGTATTCAGAAAAAGAGGACACCACTGTAATTCATACAGACCGTAAAAATGCTAGATTGAATTATACAGTTAATATTAAAAATCCTACTATCCTTCCAGCCCTTTTTGTCGATGCGTTAAAATGGCAGCTTGCGATTAATTTCTCTATGGCTAAAAATAGCAATGCTTCATTGATTCCGGTGTTTACGAAGAATTTCGGAATTGCTACATTGAACGCAGTAACACAGGATGCTCATGCTAGAAAATGTAAGCTGAACACCGTTAATGTGATTAATCAGGTCAGAATGAACCGCCGAAATACTAATTTAACACCCTATACCAAAGAAGAACTGGAAACCTTGGACAATGGCTGATCTCAGTATCACAATCTCGAAGAATAATTTTAATGGTGGCGAAATTTCTCCGGCATTATATTATAGATACAATTATCCATATTATAATACATCTTCACGCCAGTTTCTTAACACCTACAGCGGAGTACCTGGTAACGCTATAAAAAGACCCGGCACACAATATTTATGTGAAGCTATATGTAAAGAAAGCCGATTGTTTGAATTTGAATACAGTCCTTTGCAGAGCTATGACATTGAAGTCGGAGTAAAGCCAGGAGGTGATGGCGTGTTCCGGTTCTATGCACTTGGCGGCCAAATTGTAACGGATGGCGAAGCATTTTTTATTAAGACACCGGAACTAAACGGCAGTCGCTTTACGCACTTATCAGGAGAAGGTAACGCACTGAAAGCAACCCCTTATGAAATTGATTCACCATACAAAGTTGAAGATTTACAGCGTATTTACGTCAAAGTACAGTCATACGATGTCTTATATATTTATCATCAGGATTATAAACCTAGGATGCTGGTTAGGACAGGGCATACCGACTGGGAGCTAAAAGAAATAGTTTACGGTTCTTCTGTTGCAACACCGCAAAACCTTAAAGCAAATGAGACGGGGGATATTAGCTACAATGTTACGGCGGTTGATGTTTTACAGCGTGAAGGTTTACCCTCCGCACCGGTAAAAGGAAAAGCCGAAGCCGAATTAACGTGGGATTCTTTAGCAATAGCTGAATACTATAATATATACATGGACAATTCTGTATCCGGGACTTTTTATTTTATCGGACAGGCTCGAAACCCAGCCTACACTGTACCTACAGACATTGAAGGGGATAAAAGCAAAACACCGCCTATTGAGCGCAAACCTTTTGAAACCGCAGGGAACTATCCCGCTTGTGCAACTTTCAAGGATCAGCGTATGGTTGTCGCTAATACTAAGAACACAAACAATATGATTTGTGGTTCCGTGTCAGGTGATTTTTATAATATGAACATTAGCGCACCTTTACAGGACAATGACGCGTATACCTTCCTGGTTGATGCACAGCAGGCTTTAGAGATACGCTGGTTATGGAGTATGAAGATTGTTGTACTTGGATGTTCAACAGGATTATGGATTCTACAGGCAGGCGCGGAAGGTCAAAGCATAACAGCTTCCAGTTTCAGTTTAGTGCCGACTTCAAAAGAGAAGGCTTCTTATATTGTGCCGTGCCAAGTAGGAAATTCCATTATATTTGTTGACGCTTCACAAAAAAGAATCCGGGACTTGCTCTATAGTTTTGAAGATGGCGATTACAACTCGAACCTTTTGACGGTGAACGCTGAACATTTGTTTGAGCATGATGCAATACTTGGAATGACTTATCAGCAATACCCACAGGACACAGTATATTTATGGCAGGAATCCGGGCAGATGTGCAGCTTAAACTATAATCCGCAGCATCAGGTTAAAGGATTCGGCAGGCATACGACAGAAGGGAAGTGGTCTGGTTTGTCAACTACTGAAGGAGACGGCGGCACAAATACAACTTATGCAGTGGTGCAAAGAACTATTGACGGTGAAGAAAAGACTTATATAGAAGTATTCATGCCGGGTAACCTAAACAATCAAGTTAAGGATTGCTGGTATGTTGACAGTGGACTTACAGCGACATTTACTATACCAACCCAAATTATAGGCAATTTAGGCCATTTGGAAGGCAAACACTTGAATGGAATAGCCGATAATGACGTGGTTGAGGGCTTATTAGTTACAAACGGACAGATAAGTTTGCCGTATGCTGTTACTGGAAAAGTTACGCTTGGGCTACCGTATGACCACCTTATCGAAACGCTGGACTTCACCTGTCCTTTACAAAACGTTGACAATATCCTTAACTTAGAACGCAAGATAGAAAAAGTAGCTGTCAGTTATTCGGAATCAGGCGATTTTGAAATAAGCACAGACGGGATCAAATGGGAGTACTGCTATACGGGTTGGGGCACCGAGTTTAAAACAGGTACAATCGAAAAGACAATGGGAAGTGTGGCAGATAGATGTTCAAGGGTATGGATCAGAAGTCTAGCTCCTACGCCTCTAAGAATCAATTCAATATCGGCAAAAATAAAGATTGGGGTGCTAAATCTATGAGAACTACTAAAAAACAATTTAAGAAGTTTAAGAAATGGTTTAGGTATTATCAAAAAGCATTAGGATTGATTGATTGGGAAATTTATTTTGATTGTACAAATTTAGAATCGTTTGCCGTGATTATTGTTGATATTGAGAATAGAACTTCAACCGTAAAATTATGTGATGAATGTACCGGAAATCTGGATGTTAAATATTTCAATCCTAAAAAACATGCACGGCATGAAGCCTGTGAATTATTAATGGCAAATATAAGATTATTAGCTAAAGAAAGATTTATAAACGAATTTCAATTAGATTCCGAATTGCATGGGGTAATTCAACTTGTGGAGAAACTTATAAAATGATTAAAATAACCTATACAAAACAGCCACACATTGACGAGCTTATAAAAACAGCACGGCAATGTGATATAGCAGAGGCGAAGGCTCAAACAGGCTTGACTATTGCCGAGGCATTACAGCAGACCTTTGAGCATTCTTTACACAGCTATACAGGTTTAACAGCGCAGGGAGAGGTAATCGGTGTTTACGGTGTAGCAGTAGATTATAACAATCCTTTTAAATCAGGCACGGTATATCTGATTGCCAGTGAAAAAATCAATACCCTCGAATGTGCAAAGTGCCTAATAAGTGAAGGTAGAAAATTTATTAACGGGATGTTGAGCGATTATTCATGTTTGCATAATATAATTTTGTCAAGCAATACACAAAGTATAGGTTGGTTAAAACGGCTTGGATTTAGCTTTAGCGAGGATTTTGAACATAATAATAATAAGTTTAAATACTTTGAAATAAGGAGGTCATAATGTGCCTTGCAATAATAGGTGCAATTGCAGGTCTCGCAGGAGGAGGCGGAGGAATGTTGGGGGGGATTGGCGGTTCCTATGCAAAAGCCGATGCAGCAAAGTTCAATGCTAAAATAGCAATGCAGAACGCCGAGATTAAAGAGGTAGATGCACAGAGCGAAGAGAAAACCGGACTTGCTCAGATAACACAGAAGAACCAGACAACACGCCAGCTTGTAGGAACTCAGCAGTCAATGTTTGGTGCGAGTGGCGCAACTATAGGGGTCGGATCGTCCGCTGATGTTGTTGCAGATACATATTCGTATGGCGTACAGGACGCTCTAACAATAAAGTTTAATTCAGCACAGAAAGCATGGGCGCATAGAGCAGAAGGAACCAATTATCAGAATCAGGCAACGATGTATAACATGGAAGCAAACGCACATTTACAGCAGGCTGATTCAACAGTAAACCTATTAAGTGGCGGTAATCCGCTTCTTAGTATGTTATTTAGCGGAGGAAGGTCTAAACCTACCGCTTTAGGTGGAGCACTACATCCCTTTGGACTAGGTGCTATCGTTCCGGCATTAGGCACAAAATCAACTTAGGAAACCTAAATTATGGCACAAATACCAAGATCACGGGGAAATACAGTTATACCACAGCCACGCCCCTCGACTTCCTATAAGACCAATGCAACCCCAACTGCAATGCGTAACCCGATGCAGAACATAGCAGGAGCGGTTCAACAGGCTTCTAGCTTAGTACAAGGCGCAGCCCGTACAGGCGCAGCAGTCAAATATTACAATGACCGCCGGGAAAACATACAGGCAAAGCGGGAAAAAGAACAGGCAGCCATACAGCAGGTACAAGACACAGCCGAAGCCAGAGCCATAGTGAACAACCTTAACAAAGCCGGCAACCAATATGTAACTGATGAATCACTAAAAAAGGGAACAGAAACCTTTAACGCAAGGGTAAACGCTGAAAAATGGCAGAAAAATACATTTGAAGAATTTACGAAGGATAAAAGCCCTCGAGTTCGTGAGATGGTGAAAGCGGGGATAGCTCCTAAAAATACACAGGCCCTAAATACAATTTATAAAAATGAGGCTAAAGAACTAATACGGTATAACGAGGACAGTATTAAAGACGAAATTGATACAGCTGGTACCGCAATGATAGCGAACCCTTCACCTGAAAATGTAGGTATCTTTTTAAAAGATTCAGATGATAATGTAGCATTTTTAAACAAAGGTATGCCGGATTCATCAATTGACAGTGCAAGAATGACAATCCAGACCCCATACCTAAAATCTGCAATTAATGCCATGGGGCAGTACGACCCGGACGGTGCTAAGAAACTTTATGAAGATAACAAAAAACGCATTGATCCTAAAGAATATCAGGCTATTGAAAAACTAAACACGGCGAATTATTCAAACTGGAAGTCCAGAGCAATAACATTAAAACTAGAAACAATACAGGAAAATCCAAAGCTGTTAGATGAATTAACACAGGAACTTGCAGAAAAACAGACTGATGCTGAAAAATCAGAAGAGGGCATTTATAACCCGAAAGCCCTTTACGACAAACTTTCAGGAAAGAAGAGTAATAAATTCTTTGATGAAGAACAGTATAGCGATATTTCAGCCCCTGACTTGGCAAAGATCAAACAGGCTTGCGAACAGCAGGTAGCGGAATTAAGAATCAAAGCTTATGATAAAATGATTAAGGACGGTGAATTACCAACACCGCTGGAAAACGAAAAGCTGTATGCTAACGGCACATTTGACAAAAAGCTTTACGATTATGTTAATAAGCTTAATTTAGGGAAGGCGATTAAACAGGACGCATCAGCCTTTTATGCTTTGCTCGGTGAATTTAAAAACAGTCCGCAACCTATAACATCAACAGAACGATTGCAAAAGGTAGAAAAATACACAAAAAAATTAGCCGTATTAAATGTAAGCCCTACTAATAAAACCGCTATGAATACAGCTTTTAGAAACTCAATGAGCGATTCAGGTAAACAGGGGGGCAAAGACAAAACATTTGATATAATGTCTCTTCAGAGCCAACTAACAGGCTTTATCAATCAGAAAGCCGGACCTAATGATAAGTTTACTGCTGACCAAAAGAACCAGCTAAAAATAGCCGCGGAAGAACTTTTCAGAAATACCCCTCCCGAGGATAGAGATACATTTGCAAAGGTTCAAAAACTGGCTAATTCACTTGTTACACCGACTGATTATGACGCGCCCGGTCTAGGGAACGCTTGTATATATAGATTTGAACAGCTATTTACAGGAAAAACCGGGCTTGATATTAATAAGAGAGCTGATATAGCTTTAGCTAATTTACCGCCGTCATTGCAAAAATTAAAAGACGATGGCAAAGAGATATATTATAAGGATGGCCACTACTTTGTAGTAGAAAATGGGATATTAAATAAATATGACTACTGGGCTAATTTGATTGCAACTTATCAAAAAAAAGGTAAAAAATAATGGGTTTAGATCTATCACAATTTGACATGAACAGTCCTGAATCGGTAGAAAAATCAGAAAAACCAATCGCTCCGGGCGTTGATTTTAATGAATTTGACATGAAGAATGCCATACCTCCCAACCCGCAACTGCCAATATTAAAAGAGCAGTACCATAATCCTACAGAGATAGTTGATTTTGATGATTTTGTCGGAGCATACGGCAATTTAGATGCAGCGTTTCAGCTATACGATAATCTTTCACCCGCCCAAAGCGAAGAGATGTCATCATTTGCACAAAAGTACGGTGTAAAATTTGAAGAAATAAACAAAGACCCGGCAATGTGGAAGCAGTTTAATTCAAAAATGACAGTTCTTAAAAAGCTTACCGAAAAGAACACAGACACCGACAAACTTAAATATCCTAATACAGTTAAATGGCTTGAACGACCTAACAATATGGCACAGTGGAAAGGTAAAGAAGATGCTTTACTCGCTGTTGAAGCGGGCCAGCTTGCCAGAAATAAGAAAAAATGGGGATGGTGGAGAAGTATAGGCGGAACTTTGAAGTCTGATTATCATAAAATGGGGGAAAAACTTTTTAATGCCCCGGCTGTTATGACAGATATTTTATTAACTCCCAATAATATAATGAGTGAACTGTTCTGGCCTCAAAGCGGTTTTATGGAAGTAGGCAGAGAATACAGCGTTGACAGTGAACTTACAAAGGCATTTGAGAAAGCCGCCGCCGATGCTGCCCCGTTAAGCCCGGATATGTTAAAAGCTCTTGAAAAGGGCAATTATAAAGAGGCTTTAGAATCTCTAAGTTATCAGGTCGCAGAGACAATGCCCTTTCAATTTGTAGTTTCTGCGTTATATGCAACAGGCAATATTCTGTTAGCAATGGGATTTACGGCACTTATGGGCGGTTACGATCAGTGGAAAGAAAATAAAAGAAGTGATCTTAACCCTATTCTTAATTCGGCTACTACTCTACAATCAGCAGGAGCCGAAACATTATTTGAAATGGGCGAACTTCAAGCCATCTTTGGAATTGCCGAAAAAAGTATAAAGAAGATTTTATCGCCGAAGAAATTTTCAACATTTATAAAACATTTCACCAAAGCATGGGGTAAAGCAATAGCAGTGGAGGAAGTCGGAGAGAATCTAACCACTATAGTTCAGGACAATTCAAGTGCAATGGCATCAGGCAAGCCTATTACATGGAAACAGCGTCTTGATAATGTCGCCACAACCTCATTAGTTACTTTAGGATCAATGGGGGCGATAAATACTCCGATGTCTCTAGCGTCCGCAAAGAGAAAGCTGAATGCAGCACAGGCAGACGTTGAGCTTTACGATCAAATTCTTAACGCTGCAAAAGATAATAACTTAAGTAAGAAATCAGGCGATGCTTTCGACACTGCAGTTCAAAATATCGCTCCAGTAGGCTCCCAGTTCTTTGTGAATTACAGCGATTTTATAGAAGCTTTCGGGGAAGATCACGAGGCTCTGCGTAAAACTATAAAAGATTTGAATTTAAGCGAACAGATAGCACAACTTGAAGAAAAAACAGGTGGAGTTGTGGAAATATCTACTGGTAAATGGGCTGTTTTAATGGCCGGTACAGAAGTATCGCAGGCAATCAGAGACAATATAAAATTTCATCAGAACGGTCAAACTCTCGGACAGGCGCGCCAGGAGGCGATCAACCGTACTAACGCATGGGAATCCGAACTAGATAATAAAAAAGCACTAACACAACTTATTCAGATATATCGTGAAAGCGGTCAAGGCATACCATTAATTAATCAGTTTGACGAAGTTAAAAGTTTGGGGGATGCGATAAACGATGAATCGGAAGCACAGGAGACAGCGAAACATTCAGGGTTTACAGGTGAAAAAACTAAAGAACTACAAATAACCGGGGAATACGTCGTTACCTCCGAATCCATAGCTGAAAACATTCTTAAGCTGTATAAGGGAGCAGACATTAGAACTTTAATTCACGAAATGACACACGCCTACACCGACAAAGCCGGAACATGGAACAACGAAACACAGGCATTCGACAATAAAAAGTTTGGGGATGATATACAAGCCTTCCGTGGACAGGTTGAAGCAAAAGGCTATAACAGTGAAGGCAAGAACGACAACGAGTTCTTTTCTGATATGGTTGCGGACTATGTACAGGGAACGAAACCCGAATCCTACTGGAAAACCTTACCCGCACAGCTTAAAAAGATACTTGATATGTTCAAGGACTATTTCACCGGGCTTACTGAAAACGTACAGATTCTTAGTGATATGGTTGCGAATGAAGAAATAGCCCCGGAGATGTTAGAACATATTGAGAATGCGGCAAGCGGTAAAATGGATGCCGAGACTATTACAAAACTGCGTATGGAAACCCCGCAGATGCAGACTAGAGTTGAACAGTTGGATAAGGTGGAGCAGGAGAACACACAGGAAGAAGACCCGACACTCCCTAAATCCGTCACGGTAAACCGCAATATCCTTGCAAAGGTCCCGCTTGTTGATGTAATGGACAAGGCGGCACGAGGCGAATTAACACCACAGCAGGCACAGGAAACTATAAGCCAAAATCCAGAAGTACAGGAGAAGGGGGAGAAGTTACAGGCTATAGAGGATGGGTTAAAAGGAGAAGAACAGAATTCAGAAGTTGTCAATCCTTATTTGCGTATGCCTATAGAGCGAGTTCAGAAAGATGCGGATAACGGTGTAGTGTTGGCAGTGGAAGCATTAGAACAAAGACAGGAGGAAATACAGCCTCCTATAGAAGAAAAAACAGAACCGCCTCAATTCGACAATAAAAAGATTTTAGAAAATACTTTAGAGGAGTGGATTGAGATAAGGCAAGATATAGATAAATTATCTACTCCACGTTTTCCTCAAAAAAATATAGAAAAATATAAAGCAGAATACAAACAAGCACAACAGGAGGCTACAAATGCCGTTGAAAAGCAAAGCACAGAGAGCGTGGATGTACTCGAACAAACCGACAAGGGCATTAACAACCCGAATATTACCTACCAGCTAAAGAAAAAATCCGACACACTCCAAAAACTGATGTGTGATATGGATCTTCTGGATTCACTTGAAATCCAGTTCAGACGTGCGCACGCAGTAGATCAGCTTAATAAAATTAAAAATATCCGTGAGAAAATTTCAGATGACATCTATAATCTTGCCGGGGTTAAACTCACACCTACTGATACTAGGGACCAGAAACAGAAGAAAATTGCCAAACTTCAAAAAAAAATGAATATCTGGAACAGGGATATATTAACCCATACCGAACGCATGGCAAGAGAAAATCTTACACCTGACCAATTACTGGAATCTGTCAACTTTTTAAAAAGAGAGTTGGTTACGGCTAAACTGCAACAGGTATCTAAAGAATCGGCTAAGGCTATGCAGGAACACATTATAGATATTCAGCAACAGGCAGAAACACTTCTTAATAAATACTTATCCAAAGATGAAGCCAAACCGTTTTTAAAATCCCTGCGCCAACTAGCACAACGAAAGACGACCCAGGGGCAAATGGCTTATCTGAATAAACTGGAAGAAAGATTAAAAAATGTTGTAACGAAACGCCAGCGCAAAGAAATTAAAAAAGTTTTTAAAGATATTTTTGAAAGATACCTGCCCGGCACAAATAAAAAAGGGATTGAAGAAAGCAAACAGCTAAATCCGGCAAGAGTTAAATTGCTGCGTGATATATATAAAATTACAAAACTGGATAATGATACGGTTTATAAACGTCTTGTTGAACTGGAAGAAGTAGACAACATGACGGCCGATGAATTTAACGACTTCTATTTATATACCACCTTCGGACGGCTTGACGGCAAAACTATTGATGAACTAAAGCAAACTATGCACGATCTGCAAACTATTATTAAAAAAGGGATTGAAGAACGCACCGCATTATTTGAAGCGGAACAACGCAGGCTGGATAGCATCAAAGAAACAGTTTCCACGGAAACACGACAGGGAAAAAAACCTTTAAACGATGCCGAAAAAGATGCTTTCAACCATTATCAGGATAAACTGCTAGTTCGTATGCGCACCAGAGTTAAAAACTATATAGACGCACATCCTGCGTGGTCTTTAATCTGTAATCAGTTAGGGAAAAAGACACGTAATGAATTTGGATTACGAGAATATGAAGCCATGACAAAAGAAAACACGATTATTCGTGAGCGTCTAAAAGAATATAGCTACTTCGTAAAAGAACTGTTTACGGGAAGCAGCATTGCAAGATCTGTTAAATATCATAACTTTATAAAAAAAAGCGATACTGATATTGAAATCTTTTCAACCACAAAGAAAAAAGAAAAAATTACAATAGAAGAAGCTGAACTTTTAGTGTTGCAGTACGAAAATAACAATCGCGATGAACAGTTTAAAGATATTTATTTGAATGATGAAATTATTGCTGATATTAAAACCAAACTGGAAAAGACAAAAACAAAAAGCGGTGAACCATCAAAGGCAAAAAAATATATTAATTTTGAAACAAATGAACGTCATACTCCTTATTCATTAAAAATTTCACAGGCGCAGGCAGTCCATTATTATTTGGCTTCATTCCAGCATGTTTACCGTCAAAATATGATGAACAATGGCTGGACGACGGAAGCATTTACTGCACTTGAAAACTTTATGACGCCGGAAGCCTATAAAATGGCGGACTGGTTATTAAAGCAGTATGAAAAATCCTATAAGCCTAAAAATGATGTTTACAGGAAACTCTTTTACATGGACTTGGCTCATACCGATAATTATGCACGGGTAAAAGTAGATGCTGGACAGAAAGAAACCGTTGTTGAGGAACTGGACAAAATGATTAACGGCGTAATAGGCAGCGGTAAAAAAACTAAATATCCCGTCTCACTGATAAAAAGAGTTGAACATGGGCATAGTCCCGCGGAAGTTTCGGCACTTGATTTATATGCACAGAGTATTTATGAGGATGCACATTTTATAGCCTATGCCGAACTGGCTAAAGATATGAACGCTGTATTTAAAAGCAAAGAAGTAAAAACAGCAATCAGGGAAACCAAAGGCGATGGCTTTTTAAATACAGTTAATACAACCGTAGATTCATTGATTACCGGAGGCACAGACTGGGGTTATTGGAAAAGCCTCGAAAAACTTAAAAATTTTACTTCAATGTTTTATCTGGCATACAAAGTTATGAATCTGCCTAAGCAAATGATGTCTTTCGGTGCTGGTCTAGGGGTGATGCCAACTAAAGATTTTTTAGTTTATACCAATAAATTTTATCTGCAAGGAAAGTTTTTAGCCAATTTTAAATGGACCATGGAACAGGACTATATCAAAAACAGATTATACAGAGGATTTTCACAGGGACAGCAGGGCCTTTATTCACAGATATTAAATAATCCTGCCTATATTGGGACAGCTACACTACGAGTGGGAATGTGCTTTACTAAGGCGGGAGATATTTTGCCTACCATTCAAACATATCATGTAACTTATAATTACTGGATGAAGGAATTAAAAGACCTCCCGCATAAGGAAGCTGTAAGGAGAGCCACCACGGAAGCCATATCAGCCTGCGAACTTAGTCAGCAACCTATGGGAAAGGCAGGGAGAGGGAATATTCAGGACATGTATGGAACCATGGGACGCCTCATGCAGATGTTTCAATCCGCACAGAGAAACTATTTTGGCTTAAGCTACGATGCTATGCTGGAAATGCAGAGAGAAAAAACGCCGGCAAGCGTACGAAAATTTGCTAAATTATTACTTTTAAATCAGGTGCTGATGCCGATTATGTTTATGGGCGTAGCGGACATGTTCAATGCTGTTTTTGACGATGACTGGGAATTTGAACCGTGGGACTACATCTTTGCTATTGTGGCTTCTCCTATATCGGGGCTTGCATTAACAGCGACTGTCGCTAATTACGGAATTAGAAAGGCTATGGGATTAAACGCACACAAACTAGATTTAACCGGACCGGTAGGGAATATGATAGCAGGATTTATTGAAGGCGGTTTAGAACTTACTCAGGGCGACTGGGAAGAAGGCGTTTATAGGAGTTCTAAACAGTCCGGAGCCGAAATAACAGTAAAACAGATAAAACAGATAAAAAAAAGGCTATGGGATTAAACGCACACAAACTAGATTTAACCGGAGCGGTAGGGAATATGGTAGCAGGATTTATTGAAGGCGGTTTAGAACTTACTCAGGGCGACTGGGAAGAAGGCGTTTATAGGAGTTCTAAACAGTCCGGAGCCGAAATAACAGTAAAACAGATAAAACAGATAAAAAAAA